CTTGGTATAGGTAGTTACCTGCATCGTCCTTGAGCTTGCGCATAGCACCGATTGAAGAACCGGCAGCCATGTATGCAACACCCGGTAGGCGGCGAGCTGCGCCGTCTAGCTGGTACTGAAGGTCGATTAGGTTGTCAGCAGTGAACGCACCGCTTACGCCAGTGCCGCCCGTGATGCCGGAGCCGGCTGCAGTTACAACACCGTTTGGCTGGCTTGAGCCAGTTCCGGTGGTGAGGGCTGCGTTTACGCCGTAGCCAATGCCGTTACCAATCTCGCCTGCGAGGAAGGACAGCATGTCGAATCCTGCGTCTGCGACTAGCTCACGTGCAACCTTGATGATTCCGCCGTACTTGTAGGCCCCAAGAGTAATGGAGCTGAAAGTTGGGTCAGACTCGGTTAGAGCTGTACCGGCAGCGGTCAGGGTTGCAGTGCTGTAGGCACTGAGCGTTGGCAAGGTCAGGTCTTCGCCTGATGCCGTATTGATTACCTGTGATACGTCAAGCATCGGGCCAGTGAGACGAGCTACGGAGAATACCTCATCGTAGAAGCTCTTTGGCACGGTGTTGTCGCTGTTTACGAGTAGACGCTTCTCGAACTTTGCAGTGCGAGTCTCGCCCATGAGAACGGAGCGGAGAATTGCATCCTCGCTACGCTCTTCGGTTGCTGGGACGAATCCCTTTGCAGCAGCAGATGCAGCGACCTTGCGCTCTTCTGCACGCTGTGCGATTGAGATTTGCTCATCGGCGCGAGTAATGTCGGCCTCAATGCGCTCAATCTTCTCTAGCTCAGCAGCGTCTAGTCCACGGCCCTCTGCCTCAGCTGATTCGATTACGTCACGAATAGCCTCGGTAAGGTTTGCACGGACTTCCTGCTGAGTCTTGATGAACTCAGACATTTAGTCTCCTAATAGTTACTTACATTGGACAGCCGCGCTGACGCAGACTGAATGACGGCAGAGCTGACTCACTTCCGCTACTAATAGTTTAGCGCAGGAAAAACCCCCCGGTAGAAAGCATAAGAACCGGGGGGCGAAACCCATCGTGGCAGAAGAGTGTTAGCGAGTCTCTTCCGGCTTGGTTACTCGGGTTTCCTTGACTGGACGCTGATGCTTAGTGCCATCCTGAACCAGACCGTCCCCATCGCCGTCCTTGGCGTTGGGCTTGAACGGGGTGTCAGTGTCTAGGCTTGCGATTGCATCAGCCCAGCGGTCTGCAAGCTGCCAGACAACACCAGCCTCTGGGTTGCCAGCAACAGCGAGAATCACCTTCTTGATGTCATCCCTGTTAGCCATTAGATACCTTTCATTAGTAGCTCGAGCTTCTTCTTCTTTAGCTCAAGCATCGCTTGGTCGGTTTCGGATGTGTCCTCAACCTTTTCCTCTACAGGTTCGCCCTGTGGAGAAACTTCATCAATTATCTTACGGAGTAGCTCGGCTTCGTCAACCGAAATCTCCTCGCCAGCCTCTACCTTGAGCAATGCATCTGCAACTGCGTCAGGGTCGACCTCGGCCCGCTTGGCCACTTTATCGAGGCCGCGAACAGTAGTTGTACCTGCGGTTTCTGGATACGCAGGGAAAGCAACGATGGAGACCTCGTGAAGCCTGACAGACTTTAGAGTTCTTTCAGAGCCGTCAGAGTTCCACTCATCGCCTCCAGAGGGGACGCTAAAGCCGAATGACATCGAGTCGATGTCGCCTCGCTTTATCAGCTCCCGCGTATCGCGCCCTAGTGACGTATTGGGTAAATCCGCAGAGACGCGCAATCCGCGCTTATCTTCCTGAAGGCGCAATGTCCCGGCACGAGTTGAACCGAGTACAGCACCGGTGTCGTGGTTCCACAACAGCTTGATGTCGTTACGGGCTCTCTTCAATGAATAGCGGAATGCACCCGGAGCAATCTGCTCTCTAAATGGCAGTGGCTCACTCCATGAGTTGAACACGGCAGCGTAGCCTTCGAATGTCATTCCATCGTCTGACTCACGAACCTCTAGGTCAGTGACGTTTAGACGCGTCTCTATCTTGGACAATGCTTCGCCTTTCGCTCGTCCTTCATTCTCTTCTTCAATCCTACCAACTACCCCTTCTGCGTAGGCCAGTGCGCGTCTTGCAGCTGCCTTAGAAGGGCCTGAGCCCCACAGCAGGTGCGCAACTACACCAGCACTAGGATAATCGTCTGAATTAGGATTGGCGGCGGGACTGTCCAAATCAGCCAAATGGCGAGCAATCCAAGCGCGGAGCCTAACCCACTTGTCAGCAGTGACAGAACCCCGCGCCATCGCACGAGCCTCACGAATCGTTCTATCAACCAACCCATCTCCTCCGAGCCCCTCCTCGTAGTACTTGAGTCCCTGACGAGCGGCTGCTCGCATGTAGGCCGGGGGTCGTAGGTTTACCTGTCTTGCTTCGTGGCTTCTGCGGTTTGGTTCTAAGTCATCAATCTGACTGAGAGTAGAAAACTTGTGTCCGACTCTAGTGCTGGTTTCTTCCCAGCCCTCGTCTGTTCTCCGGTAGACAACTATAAGGGCAGCGGGGTCATCTGGTGTTCCTGTGATTTCAAAGTCTGTGTCTGGCACATTGATTACGCCATCTTCCACAATGTCAACAACTCGCCCTCGAGCGCGACCACCTGAAGAGTTCCAAGATACAAAGTCACCTATAACCAAAGTTCCGGGTGCAGCGCGATTCTCACTGCGCTCTCCGCCCGGTTCCATCTCTTCTGAAAGAGAGATAGCTACCATTTGGTCGATTGCTTCGTCCTTTGTTCTGTGACAAGCAACTAGCTCGCCATCTTCCTTTTCGACTGCCCAGCCCACGCAATCTGGGTTCTCATTGCTGATGTAATACGGCATACTTACCTCCGCCTAAATCGTCTGCCTGAGAAAACTGATTGTGTGACCAGCTTTGGTTGAAACAACAAAAAGCTGTTCTAGCGGTGCAAGCTCGAACTGCACTGTGTCTTCTTTGCGAAGAGTCAAGCCATTGCTTGGTGTCACGTCTGCACCGCCAATGAAAACAGCGTCAGTGTTGTCATCGTTGTGGAGGGTCAGATTTGAATAGCCCTGATAAATACCATCTACAGGTGTCGCTACTGTGCCTATGGCAGCTCGCCCGCTATGCAGCATTACTCCTCGCCCTCTCCTTCGGCGTAGTCATCAGAGCCGATGTCCAAAGGTGACTGAAGCTGTACGCTTGGCAGGCCGGTGTGGTCTACGGGTGGTAGACCGAATGCAGCCATAGCTGCTGCTGGGTCAAAGCCGACCTGAATCAACTTGGTAGCCATGTCGACCTTCTCGGTCTGCTCACGCAAGTTAGCAGCACCGATGTTCACGTTAGCCAGCGGTACACGCACAGTATTAGCTGACTCGTCATCGATTGGCGTTAGGTCTTCCCTGACACGGACATCGTTCACACTCATGACGCCTGCCTGCACAAGAGTGCTGTATGCGTTTGTACGGGCCTGTATGTCGGCTCGTAGCAGGCCGTCAAGGTTGAAGGCTATGTATGCCCTTTCCCCGCCGGGATAACGGCTCATAAGCGGGCTGAGGGCGTTTTCAATCTTCTCTGCGATTGGTCTGATGCAGTGAGTGACCCATGCGAGGTTGTTCTGCTCGACCGAAGCATAGGAGGTGGTTCCCGGTAGGCCCAGAAGGTGCGGAGGGATGTTGAAGGCCCTAGCAACGTCCTCTACAGCCAATCTGCGACTGTCTAGGAACTGAGCTTGGTCGTTTGGTACGTTTGTTGGCTTGTACTGAGCTCCACCGGTAATGATTGCGGTCTTGTGTGCTCGACCCCAGCCCTTGTGGCGTGAGTCAAAGGCTTCCTGCATTGACTTAGCCTGCTCAGCAGTTAGGTTGCCGGGGACCTCTAGCACTCCGGAGGTCTGAGTGCCCTGACCAAAGAAGCGAGCAGCGTAGTTCTGTAGAGCGATGGCCAGACCGAAGTTCTCCTTAAGTGCCTCGACTCTGCTGACACCACGAATGTGTCCCGGGCGCACAACATCAGGAATGAAGATGACCTCTTCGCTAGAAAGAGCTCGCTCTTCTCCGCTGACTGTAAACATGACTCTTCCGAGGCCATTGCGCTTGATTTCTACGTCTAGCGGGTTCAAAACCACCATGTTGACGATTTCGTTGTTGCTGTCGGTGTAAACCCTAATAAAAGCATTGCCCTCTAGCAGCAGGGAGACGATAACCGAACCATAGAAGGCAGATTTGGTCGTATCTACGTCTGGACGCTGTACCCACTCTGGGCGAGGGCGGAAAGCACGGCTTGTGCCGTCTCTGTTGATGTATGCATCAATAGGCAGTGTCGAGATAGTGTCTGAAATCAGTGAGATGGCACTGAAGATTGCATTTACCTGAAATGCGGTGTCTGAATTGACGATTGTGCCGGAGTTCGACTGAATGTCAACGAAGTCGCCTGACCCCCAGACTGTCTGGAAGCTTACGGCTCGTTGCTCAAAAAGGTTGCCTAGCATTAGTTACGCCTCTCGATGGCTAGACCGAATAAAACGGAGAAAATCCCGCCTACAATTAGGCCAGCGGGAACGAACATGATAGATACGCCAAGCGTTACTAGGGCTGCGCCAGTAACTTGCAGAATTGTTGCCAAAATAACCGCCTATACAAATACTTGTGGCACTATCTCTTCCATTCTACCTGCCGTGGCGCGGTCATAGGCGATTATGAAAGCGATAGCGTTGTCAATCTTCTTTTTTGAGTTGGAGGACTCTTTCGTAACTCTCTGACCCCTAGCATCCACCTTTATTACACAGTTGTCAATGTGCCTAGAGAGTGCTGGGTTGCCATCATGCATAAATTTCTCTTCTGTGACGGCCTCAAACACCTTCTGAGTGGCCGGAATCATCAAATTGAGCAAATTTGTCTTGTATTCGACTATCGGAAGCCCTAAATCGGACAATTCCTGCATCATCTGCTGCCATCTGTAAGGGTCACAGGCGATTTCACGGACTTTTGGGTGATTTTGAGTGAAATTGACGATTGTTTCCTTCACTTCTTCGATAGGAATGCGCCAATTTGCGTCATCGAGGTCAAAATCCTTCTCCCAGCTCTTTACAAGCACAACTTTTGGCTTTTCTCCCTCCTCTGGGATGGTACAAGCGACAATTGAGGTGGAATCGTTGGCGTAAGAGCCGTCAAAGCCCAAAACATACTCATCCTCGGGCAGAATCTCGCATTCATCGGCCAATTTGTCCCAAGAACCGGTCGGAAGCCATGCTGCTTGGCTAGAAACCCACTGATTGCACCGTTTTGTACGAAATTCGGGCTCTGGAGTGCGTTTTACGGCACTTTCAAAGTCAGATTTGGCACAAATGTCATCAAAACCGGGGTTTGCAACCTTCCATGTCTCTAATTTGCTGTGGTCAGCCTCCATAGGTGCTTCCCACCATGCCATGAAGTAGGTATCGTCCTTTACTTCGCCCCTGACAATCTGCTTGCCATAGTTGTAAAGGCTGTAAGCAATCGTGTCTTTACCGGTACGAGCTTCGGTCTTTACTCCCGCTGTTGTGATGGCCACCATCGTTGCGAGCTTGCCACGTGCGCCCTGAGCAAGCGAAAGCACGTCAAAAAGGTCTCGAGAGGGCTGAGCGTGAAGCTCATCGAAGATAACAAGGGTCGGAGACAAGCCTTCATGCCTTGGAGCATCTGCTGAGAGTGCGCGATAGACCGAACCAGTTGCTGGCGTATACAAACTATCTCGATAGACGTTGACATGCTCGCTCAGCTCTGAGTTCTTTATCATTCGCTTGGTGTCTTCGAACACAATGCGTGCCTGTTGCCGGTCGGCTGCGACCGAATAAATCTCCCCGCCCTGAGTCTTTGGGTCAACTAGAGCAAATGCAGCAATCAACGAGCCAAGTGCCGATTTGCCGTTCTTTCTAGGAAGGCCCAGCAAGCTAACTCTGTGTCGAAGTCCCATGTCCTCATCTCTAGCGAAGACGTATGTAAGGAGCTCACGCTGCCAATCGCGCAGCACAAGCTGGGTTCCACTTCTACCTGCAACCGAATCCTTAGTGATTGTTGCAAATGCATCGGCAAACTTGGCGATGAACTCGCCATCACCTCTATCTCTGGCATCCTGCGGGACAGGAGTCAGCCAAGCGGGGTTGAACACTATTCTCTTTCTGACATTAGCTTCTCAAAGATTGACTGCGCCTTTATCTCAGC